TCCAGAAAGTAATTTGGGGCTGGCCCGTCAAGTAGACGTCCTGAGCGCCGTAGGCAACAAGCTGCATTAATCCTCCTCCCATTTGATTATACTATCCCTAAAGAAAATAATTTTTTGAAAATGCTTAAATTCGATTAAATAAAATATAAAAACAAAATTCTATATTTTATATTTTATGTTAGGACGTTTTCACAAACCTATACATCAAGCGAACATCACAATTCAGCCTTCATATTTTCGTTCAAAAACTTTTTTAAATAGTTGTCTAAATAAATCTCCTTTTTACCTTCATGTTTTTTCGTAAATATGTATGCGTCCTTCTCTTTTTTTATACTCCATCCTTGCTCGATAGCGTTGTTTATAAACATGATTTTCCTAAATTTAATGTAATCCATCTTAATACTTTGTTCTTCGGTGTTTTCCATTTGCTTTGTACTGACATCATAGTAGAAAACAGAATGCTAAATTATACACATTATCAATTAATTAATACATACAACCGATTTTTCTTAACTTTCTCTAAAAATTGTTTTGTTCAACAATTCATTTAAATACTTTTATATACATTTTACTAATGCCAACTTTCAAACCGAAGACTAATAAAAGAATTGAAGTCGATGACAAAACACTCGTTACATTAGACAATAAACATAGCGAATTCGTTTCTAAATTCGACAATTATCAAGAGGAGGTTATACCATCATTGTTAGAAGAAAAGTCGTTATTAACGTCTGAAATAGCCGACAATTCGTTGCTTTCTCTCGATGAACTATTAGACATGAAGGACAGAATAAAAGAAATTAATACCGAAATAAGAGTTCTCGAACGTGAAAAGAAGGAATATTACCTTAATAATACGAAACACATATTCAGCTATTTCGAGAAGAAGAAACAGCAACAGGTTGAACCCACAAAACAGGAAGTTTCTACGAGACAACAGTTGGCAAATACTTTTTTTAAAAAGAAGGACAACCAACAACCACAACAACTGCAAGCCGTCAGCAACCAGTCGTCACAGAGCCATATTTCCTATCTAAAAAACGTCGATGAGCGGTTTATTGATGTGAACGATTACGTGGTTAATCATGAAACGTGTGCCTGTAATGGAGGAGAACTGATTCCGGTCGAAAGCGACGGAATATTAGTTTGTAATAAATGTGGTCGCCAATATTCTTATCTTATTGACAGTGATAAACCGTCATACAAGGAACCACCACAAGAAGTCTGTTTTTATGCTTATAAACGAATTAACCACTTCAAGGAGATTTTGGCACAGTTTCAGGGCAAAGAAACCACACAAATACCAGAAGAAGTCATCGAGAACATTAAATTACAGATAAAGAAGGAGAGAATATCGGCGTCACGCGAACAATTGTCTTATAACGTCTGTAAAGATATATTGAAGAAGTTGAATTACAATAAATATTACGAGCATATTAATTTTATAAAGCATAAACTCGGAATTACGCCGCCTATCATGTCACCGCAGCTCGAAGACAAGTTGTGTAACCTCTTCTTAGAAATTGAGAAGTATTTCTCCAAACATTGTCCGAATGTTAGGATAAATTTCTTGAATTATTATTTCGTTTTGTATAAGTTCTGTGAGCTCCTTGGAGAGAACAAGTATTTGAGCGAGATTCCTGTGCTTAAAGACGATGACAAGAAGGTGGAACAAGACGAGATTTGGAAGAAAATATGTGATGACATTGGATGGTCGTTTTATCCGACTTGTTAGATACGACCATCACGCATGTCAATAACACGAGCAAGATGAACCATTGACTCTGGTATTCCGTCTTCTTGAAGTTGTGTTAAACTTCTCTCTAAACATAATGCGGTCTCGCGTTTAAAGGTAGACATTTGGTTGTCTAAATGAATCAAGAAGTCATTTTTGTTATTGAGACGATAATCATCAATTATACGCTGTGTAATTGTGTCATACTCTTCCCATTTACCCTGGCGGCAGAGAGAAACGAGTTGTTGACGTAAATCACTACCTAATCCACCGCCTTTTTGATGACGGCGTCGTTTATTGTTCTTACGAGTTCGTTTAGATTTTGTAGACTTTTTACGCTTAATTAATGTTTTACGCATGTTATACATTAATTAAACAATTTAAAATCCATTAAATTGTAATCTCTTAAATTGTAATCGCTTAAATTGTAATCCCTTAAATTCGCGGGAATCCCACGAGGTTTCCACCAATACCGAATCCGGCACCGGTTCTCGCAGCAACAGCCATACTGGGAAGGTAAGCATCGAGGATGGTGAAAGTGGCAGCGGCGGTCAAAGCAATGAGAAGGACCTCATCGAGACGGAGAGAACGCTTGGGGATGGCGTATGCGGCAATGGCGACCATAAGACCCTCAACAAGGTACTTGATGGCACGTCGGAGGAGCTCACCGAAATCGAGGAAATTCTGTAACTTGGCAAACATTATGTTATAATACTAAAACAGAAAAAAAGTATTAAAATCCTTAATTAAATTCGGTCAAAACAACTTAAAGTAATTCAACTAACAATATACATCTCCTAAAATGAACGAGCCAAAGAACAACCCTGATGGAACTCCTAATGTCAAATATGTCGACTTGCTTTCAGTCGACCCTCCGATGGCCGAGCAAAACTACGTGTGCGTTTCCTTCGTGAGTCCTGATAAGATTATCAAGCAGAAGAATGCGTTTTTGTTCGAGAGATTCGTTAAGAATTTCGAGCTTGATAAGAGCAGCAAGAAGTTCGTTCAGTTTCTTAACTTTATTTCCTACAAGTATAACCTCAATTTCAACAAGGTTATGGATGATTTCAATGATTTCCTTAAGAGCGAGCAGCCGAAGCTGATTGAGACGTCGATTGAGGACGATTACAAGAATTTCTTGGATGCCAATGAGAAGTCGCTCGAGCAGGAGTTTAATCAGATGGTTAACTTCCAGACGAGCACTCATGGTGTGAAGGTGCGTGGTGTGTTTCCTTCTCAGGAGGAGGCTGGTATGCGTTGTAAGATGTTGCGTGAGATTGACCCCAATCACAACATTTATGTTGGACCGGTTGGTGTTTGGGTGCCTTGGGAGCCGGAGGCATATAGAACTGGTAAGGTCGATTACATGGAGGATGAGCTTAATCAGTTGATGCACAAGAAGATGGAGAACGAGACGGAGGCTAAGAAGCATTTCGACCAGCGTGTTCTTGAGAGCAAGAAGCAGGCAATTGAGGATAATATTCGCAAGGCCAAGGAGACGGGCAATAAGCTCACTCAGAACATTGACGAGCAGGGAAACCTCATCGGCGTTAACAACACAATTGACGCATCCGTCGGAGAGGGCGCTTCTTCTAGTGATATTCGCAATGAGTTGTTTGACAGTGACAACATTATTACTGGTCGTGGAGAGAACAAGCGTGTTAGCAAGCGTAAGGGAGGAAAGTAAATTGTTAAATTGTTTTAATTTAAAGTTGTATTGTTATAATTAAACAATAATACAACTATAAAATGGGCTGGTCGATTTTGGTTTATGGTGTGTCGGGTGTTTATATGGAACATGATAGTTTACAGTTGTCCAACTTGACGAGCAATTATTGTACACAAGAATGTATGAAATATTGGCATGGCCCACGTGATTTTGACAATAAAACAGTCGGGGAAGCAATATACACAATGCGAAAAGCAATAATAGCCATGTTTTCAGACGGAATATTGCCGCTTAAATGGAGTGATAAGCAGAATAAAGACAATACACTTCGAAGTCTTTTGTTCTGGTTGATATCTACTAGCATTGATTTGTCTAAGTTGCCTAACAAAGAATGGACATTGAAATTGGTTTGAAATATCCAATATCCAATATTCAGTGCTTACTCACCATTTATTCTTTTTCACGTTAATGACCGGGCCTTTCTTAGCAGAACTAGCATTATATGCCGGCTCATCCTCGTCATCGGAGTTGAGTTCCTTTGACATCTCCCAGAATTCCTTTGAACCGAGCTTGAAATTACTGCGTGGCATTGCTTTATACCAGAATATCTGGTCGGTCAGCTTGTTTGACTTGGAATTGTTGTCGATGACTAAGCATTCAAAGTTTTCAGTACATTGGTCCATGACTTGGTTGAATGCCTCGAAAGTCGGAAACATACCAGCATAATTCTGCCAGATTCTCTCGCGATTGCTTTTATAGGGTTCTCTTAAAATGAAGACATAGTCAATGTTTGTTCGCAAATTAGGCGGAACACCGAGCGGATACTGCATAGTAATGACAAGCATAATCTTCCAATGGCGACCGTTCATGAAAAGCAGACGCATCATCTTGTCACGAGCCCATTTGTCGTCATACAAGCAGTCGTCCATAATAACAAACGCTCTTGGGTCAATATTACTTTTCTTTTTATAGACTTCTTCGCTCTTTTGCATCTCTTTCAGCACCGATTTTTGACGCTTAAGAATGTTCTCAATGATTGCTGTGTTATACTCGTGGTGAATAAAGAGTTT